CTGTCAGAGATGCAATACCAGACTGACGTCTGGCAGCCATTACTTGATGGCTGTAGGCTAGGCGATTAATTTCGTTCTGAGCCATCTCAATATCACGCAACATACCCAACTGGTCTTCAGTAAAATTATCGGTGTCGTATTCTTTATCGTCAACAGTTAATTTAGTCATCTTATATCCCTCAGGTTAGTTATCGTTTATCGCCACTGCCTTGTAGTGTACCACGTTGTTTACGTCCGTATAGTTTCTCTAAGTTAGACTTAGCTACATCGCCCATGTCAATATTTAAGTCACGACAAAGAGCAGCTATGTACCACAGGCAGTCTCCAATCTCAGCAGACAGTTCGGACTTGTCCATCTTGCCGTCACGGATGATCTTCTTAACTTTATTTGCTACCTCTCCAGCTTCTCCAGCTAGTCCAAGAGCAGGGTAGGTTATGGCATGTGCTACTGGATATATAGCAGTACCGGCAGCAGCATTCTGATATGAACTCAGTGTCATATCTCTGTAGACATTGGTCTCTTGGTAGTAATCCCAAGCTTCCAAATCAGTTTCATTTATCATACATCACCTCACAGTCTAGTACTTTAATATCGTCAATGTCATAGAGAGCATACTGAATTTGTTCTGCTACGACCTCTGCATTATTACCAAATGCCTCAAGAAAGTTGGCATCTTCATCCACTGAGATAACCAAGTTGACACTGAATACCATAGCGGAAACTCCTAGTTATACTCAGGGTCTAGTCCGGTGTCAATGATTAATGGTTGGGCTGTCTTACTAAAATACTTTACCCATTCATACGCATCATTGAACTCTTCAAACCAGAAGTTATCTTCTTCTAGCTTGCCGTCTATCTCTACTTTACAGACAAGAAGGTAATCAGAACCTTCCGGTGCATCGTATTCACTATCAAACTCTTCAACCGCAACCGGGCCTTCGAGTATCTCCCAGATTTTAATCTCCATCTCTATCTTTCCAATTCCTTAAGAGTTCCATGTAGTGATCCATGCCAATCATAATAACCCAAGGCATACGATCTGACCTGAAGAAAACTACTGGCTCACCCTTAGCATGTTTGCTTGCCTGATCCAAGTACCCATATACAGTTTTTAGAGAAGATTTTCTACGCTTAACCTCTATTGTAATAGGTAATTTCTTCCTCGCTGCGGGAGACAGCTGGATATCTTCTCCTGTGTCACCCATTGTCGTGCTCTTAATGTCGTCAGGTTCAAACTCTGGGAAGGTCTCGAGTAGTTTATCTCGAACTTCTTGTTGACCCCCTCGACCCTTTGCCTTAGCTGCCCTAGTCATTTAAAATTTCCTCTACCTGAGGAACCTTCTCGACATGAGTTAGGTACTCAATGCCGTATGAATATTGGAACATACGCAGATTCGGCCAGCACTCTTTCTTGAAATCACAGAATGTACAGGACTTATCCAGTTTCATATTAGGACTAGACTTGCTGGCAGGTACGGGTGGTACACGTTCAACTGGAATACTACCTGATACCAGGGTCTTTGCTGCAAGCATCTCCTGTTCTTTTGTTTTAAGCTCTTCAGTAAAGTCGTAAACATCTAAGCAAACCTCTCCACTTACCTTATCAATAACAAGGAATGCACCAGTCGTTTTATCGGTGACGAGTGGGTCATCCTTTGCTGCATAAACATAAGAAGAGAGTTGAGAGATATAACCAAAGGGGTCGTTATCTCTAAGCTCACCGTTCTTAAATTTTTTAAATGAGTATGGACTAGCAGACTTAACATCAACTGTCATACCATCAATGACCGCATCTCTGTGGCCACGTATACCATGAACATTCAGCCTCTCTTGCATACCCTCAACGGAGTGACCTGATGCCATGACCATATGTAGAATTAACTCTTCAATCATGTCACCATAAAAGAATCTCAACAACATACTAGCACTTAGAGGTTCACTGATTGTTGGTTTATTTATTCTGTACCACAATTTACGTTTGCATGGAGTGCCAATGGACGACAAGGAAAGATAGCCCCTTGGTTCCTGAGGTTTGGTGAACCTTGAATTGGCAGAGCTTGCAATAGCCTCACCCATCATGTTGCCAATAGCTTCGTTCCAACCACCCTTGCCGTAGATAACTTCTTCTAGGTCTGGAATAAGAGTATCAATCTTTTTCATATCGTCTCCTTAAAAGGTAGCCCCCCGAAGGGGGCCACAGGTTAGAACATTACTTCGTCTTGTGTTTGTACTGCTGCGGGTGACGAAACTTCCGCTGGCTTACTCGATGCGGAGAAGAATTGAACTTCCCCACCATCTACACGAACATGGTCAAGAACCTTAACTGAGTCAAGGCGTGTACCGATGACGCCGTGCTTTGGGATATCATACACAGTAGCCATAACTTCTACTGTAGACCCATTGCCAATGAGACCATCTCGATCTAAGTCCCATGGCGTACCGTCTGAGTGAGTGACTGCAGGTGCTCCGCTAGAGAACTCCTGACCTGTATCAAACTTACGGTCTAACTTGACAACCCAACCCCTACCTTCGGCATCAGCTTTTGGTTTCTTTGGAGAACCTGAAGATTGAAGAGCCTCTAGGTTTGCATCATCAAGAATTAAGTTAATGGTGCAAGCACCGTTATACTTTTCGTAGCTGCCCTCTGCAGCTGGTGAAGGTTTGTAACCTGTAAGATCACGGTTAGTGGCAAATACTTTTGCCCACTCTGCAATACCAACAAGTTGAACTTTACGTGTAGCCATATTATATCTCCTAATGGACGTCACTGTATTTCTGACCGTACTGTATATCAATACCAAGGTCAACATTTAATTTCAAGTCTTCGTTAAGTTTATTGATAGCCCATATCAGAACTCTCGTGTGCTCATCTTCTTCTCCTTTTCTAACTAAGTTAATTGATTCATCATGGAACTGACCAATAATATTAGGTCTCTTAAGTCTGTAGTTAGCGACCCATCTATCAAAACAGTAAGCTCCTGTTGACTGATTCAGTGTAGAGAATACATCCTTCTCATAACGTAGGCTGTGCCAGAACTTACTTACTGGGTTCTGAACCCACATCTCACCATTGATCTTTCGTATATGCTGGTCTTCAGCAAATGCTTTGACTGACCAGTTGCGTTCCCAATATGCATCAAGCAATGCTTGAGCCTCACCTATGTGCATACCAGTCTCACGTGACAACTTAGGTGAACCTACACCATAGGTTGCAGAGTAGTTGACGACCTTAAAGTTCTTACGCAAGCTCTTGATATCAGGTCTGTTGCCAGCATTGTAATCATCAATATCCTTTTGACTAATCCTACCTGCATGTTTAGCTAAGTCTAAGTGTGGATCAAATCCTTCCTGAGACATCTCCAATACATAGGCTGGATCATAGGGTTGCATATAGTGACGCTTGGTTGTGTCCTCAAGTGAGGTCATATCAGCACCACACAGAGTGTATCCTTCTGGAGCTACAAGGCAACCACGTACCTCTTTACCCCAGGGTTTGTCAACACCAGGTAGATTCACCAAGGGTTTCTTGTGTTTAAAGCGAAGCGTATTCGTTAGACCATCAACCTCTGCCATAACGTAACCATCACGTTCACACTCAAGAAAACCCTTGAAGATAGAAAGCCTGTGCTGAATAATGGTCAGACCTTCTAGTACGGCAACAGCTGGGTCAATGTCAATGAGGAGTTTGACTGACTGAGTTAGCTCACCGTTTTTACGGACTTGGGGTATCTTTCGTTCTTCTCCTGTCTCCTTATTCTTATCGTACTTAAAAGTACAGGGCTTCCAACCCAAGGAAAATAACCAATCCTTGACTTGATCACTGGAATTTGGATTGGGTTCGTTCCAACCCTTAGTAACTGTAATCTCCCCATCATAATGTGGGGGTAGGCCTTGGTCTTTCAAAAGATTAAACCACCGCTCACCATGAGATGATACACTACCATCCTGTTTAAAGCAGACCTTAGGCTTACTCTTTATTGAGGTTACCCTACGTTTAGGCATCACTGAAGTTAGCTCTTCTACTTTCTTTGCTTGCTCTGAAGTTAGATTATCTACACATTCAGCAGCAAGATCAACGTCAAGCTTCCAACCAGTTATCTCCGCTGCTGCTGCACAGGAGATCTTAAACTCAAGGTAACGAAAGAACTTATCAAGTAGTTTCTTGTCGTTGTTGTAGACGTACAGGAATCTACCCAACAAGTTCTTCCATAAAGCCCAGTTAATTTTGACATCTTCGACACAGCGATGGGCATACACCTCTTGAGAAAGACTTTCCCAGTCATCTACCTTGGGCTTCTCAATACCAAAGTCCTTGCCAAAGGACTCGAGACCATGCTTGGGTCTGTTGTAGTTTAGTACCCAAGACATGGGAAGGGTGTCAAACAATCTTGCTTTTATCTTAATACCCAGAATCTTTTCCAGCAGAGGTGCATCGTAACGTGCAATGTTATGACCTACCAATCCTTTCTGATCTAGAATAAGCTTACGCATATCATCGTAGTCAAAGATAGTGTGGTAGTCTTTACCATCTGATGTATAAGAAAGGCAGTGTATCTTTGTGGCATCTTCCAAAAGATTGTCAGCTTCTACATCAAATACTATCATGCGGCTATGTAACTCCCACTATAAGGTGCATCTTCTGTTAAGATCGTAGTCTCTGGATCGTAATAGAGTGACCCTGCATTACCTAACTTAGCGAATGGTCGGTTCTTGTCAATGAAAAAAGATGTAGTGTTCTGAAGTATCTCATCTTCAGATTCAACATCTCTCTCCAGCTTTATACAGATGATTGCTTCCTCTTCAAGTGATGCAGCATACTTTGTTCTACCATCATCATTAACCTGTGAGATAAATATCACACCTATATTCAACTCCTTAGCAAGCTGTGCCATACGTGAACCAAGTGTAGTCAGTGTACTTGTAGCACCATCGACACCTGTGTTTGAAAGGTAAGCAAGTCGTTGAACGTGGTCGATAAAGATAAACCCTGCACCATACACAGAAGCAGAAAGCCTGACGTAGTCCAGTAGTTTGAGTGGATCATCGTGACCACGCATCTCAAAGATAACTGTACGTTCGCCCTGGGTTGCTGCCTGAGCAGCCTTGATAACCTCATCCTCACTGATACCAGATTCCCTTGCGTCATCCTTGGTGCGCACGTTTACACCTAGGTGGTAGGTAGCCATAGCACGATAAGTGGTGGACTTCATCTCCTCCATGTGGAGTAGTGCTATACGTGTCTCATCGTCACGTAGTAATCCGGTCTCAAAGAACCGTACAACTTCGGTCTTACCCATACCACGAGGAGCTTTGATAAAGGTAAGACCTCCCTTAACCATACCCCTGATCTTTTCGTCAAGGCCAGCGTGACCAGTGGGTACATACTCGTAAGGGTTTTCGTTAAGGATAGCCGCTTCAACATCTGCATCGGAGCAGAAGAAGTTCTCTGGTGAATATCTCTGAGGCTTACGTGCAGCCCACATGAGATCATTACCATCACCAGCTTCAAGGAACTCGTTGGCGTCCTTATGCTTTGACATCGGCACATAATAGAACTTATCTGGGAAGGCTTGATATAACTTATCAGCTGCCCTCCGTCCAGCATCGTCAAGCTCACCTGCATAGACAAGCTCTTTGAATGACGACAGATAAGCATGGTTGTGCTTAATGAATTTCTCTCCGATAGATGCACTTGGTAGTGACTTAACTGGAAAAGTCTTACCAAGTATCTGATACAGGCTTGCTGCATCGAACTCACCTTCGGTAATATAAATACGGTTGCTTGAACCTGCATTGAACTCGGGGCCGAACAGCATGTTCATACCAACGCCACGATCCTTGATCCAAGACTTAGACTTGTCATTGAACATGCGGTACTTAACTGTGTGGGGATACTTGTAGGCGTATCTTACTGGCTTGCCGTCCTCCCCTAGCTGTAACTGAATGCCGTACATCTCACACACATCAGGGTCAATACCCCGTATGTTACTGTAAGTTGAACTCTTAACTTCGATCTGCATCGGATTTCTCCTCTCCGGTAATGGGTACTCTGTAGCTGCCCAAGGGAAGGTGGCTGGCATGCCTCTCTCTGGGTATGACCTACTGCAGGAATGACAATGACCGTAGCCCCCATCATTCCAGTTAAATGCATCGCTTGAACCACACTCTTCGAATGGGCAAGCAAGGTGCGGGTTATCTCCTGTCTTCATCATCATAAAAAATATCCATTAACATAGCCCATATATAAATGACAGAAACAATAGGCCATGTCAAGGCTAATTTGATAGGCGCATTCTCGTGTTCATCATCTATAGGCTCAACTAAACCTAGGACTAGCATAATACCTAGACAGTACATGACAAGTCCAACCCAAAGTTCCATTACCTACTCCTTCTCTGCAGTCTAAACATACCCTCTGGGCTATTAACCGCAGCAACTATATCCAATAGCTGTCTGTAACTAATCAGTAGCATCTCTGTATGATCGAGTGTGTCGTCGTGTTGAGATATAAAAACTGAACCGTTATCGGTTAGTGTAACCTCGACGTCATTGTATCTATCGTATTCATCAAGGGATATAACAGTTATCATATCGTGTTCAAACTCTACGGTATACACTACAACTTCTCCTCTCCATTAAGCTGATTGATTCTCATATTTGCATAGCGGATAACTTTCTCCAAGTCAATGATCTCACTCTCAACCTGGGTCTTACCACTGTACATCTTGTAACCTGCACGGCTGCTGTACTTGATAAGGTTACCTCTCCAGAACTCAAAGCCATTACGCATGATGTATGTAATAGGTTCTATATTCCACCGTGCATAATGCTCAGGCTCATTCACAATGTCTGCTGTATGTTCTGCCAATACGCTCTCCTTAAAGTTTTCATGCTCTTTCATTAGTCTCTTCCACTCACTGTTTATCACGGAGTACCTCCTCGTTTATCACGGAGTACCTCCTCGTTTATCACGGAGTACCTCCTCATACTTGAAGAACAACTGCTCAAACTTCCACTGGTACACTTGCTGCATACCAAGCAGGGCGTTCATAAGTTCATCTTGTGTAGGCTCACGCTCACCATCACCTACCTGTCTGAACAATACCTGTAGGTCATCGCATACATGCCAGCAGTCCATTATCATTGGCTCTAAGTCATACAGTTTAGTCATGTTATCCTCCATAGTAATCAATCGCACGGTTAAGTGCTGCTATGTCTTGAACAAGACAGTTCCAGTCCTCCATTTCAAGATCGGTTAA